AGGAACAAATGACCCCCGAAGACATACAAAAGTTTAGTTTAGAGATTGAGGAACTGGTCTATATGAAAGACATTCCTTATATCGATGCCGTCGTTATGTATTGTGAACAGACAGGATTCGAGATAGAGACCGCAGCAAAGTTAGTCTCGGGTGTTCTCAAATCCAAAATCAAACTAGAAGCCGAAGAACTCCACTTTCTCAAGAAATCTAATACCTCACAACTTCCTTTATAAAGGGTTACATCATGTCTAGTGAAGATTTTACCGACAAAGAAGTTCGGCACATTGCCGATGTCAAACGGAAACTAGAAATACTAATCAAAGACGTTGGCCTTTATGAAAGAAGACATCCAAGTTGGGATAAAAGTGAGGGGGTATCCACTGATGATGGTTATAATAGAGAATTTATAATCGTTGCTGGTGGTTGTATTAGTTCTCTGCTAAGGGATGAACTCATCAACGACATTGATACCTTTCTTCTAAAGAATGAATCATTCCATCCTAAAAATCCCACACAACACAACATGCTTGAGAATATGATTAGGCATAAACCGGGTACTTGGATAGTAAAGTATCATCTGGACGAGGATGATGATTATAGCAATGAACATATCTTTGCTACTGCACTCAATCAGGATTCAAATGTCCAGTATATCAAGACCGACTTCACGGATCGCAAGACACTGATTGATCATTTTGACTTCATTCACTGTATGGCATCCTATCATGTCGGCAGACTTTACATTAGCCATCAGACTTATAACGCTATTATGAACAAGCACCTTATTGTCAATGGTAATAAGAAAGTAAAGAAGTGGCGCCTTGATAAGTTTAGACACCGTGATTGGAAGACAAAAGAAGACCTCATGATTGACGAGCCACTAAAGTCAAAGTCACAGTCACTAGAGGAAATGCTCCGTAAGGTCCGTGTCCCAGATAGGAAGTGTGATGCTCCGACGAAACTTGATAATAATAAGGTCTGGCCGGCGTCGACCTTGCAGAATCCTGCGGTCAAAGCGATGAATATGAACTTCCAGGACTTTCAGGAAGGAGCGAATATGCCTGCACGTCCGGTTGCGCCGTTCAGTCGGGCGCTACAAAATATAGCTAATAGGAACAATTCTTATCTTGATGACCTCACCAGAAATGCGATGGGCGATACCGAAAAGCCATTTGAACTTGATGACATTATAGGCAAATACGGACCTAATTCGATGAATGAAATGGATGATATACTTCGTAATGATACTAAAATAACATTGGACTATCTAAAACAAACAAAATGAAACACTTCTCTGGTTATGGAGCATATCTGTTATTCTTGGCCTTGCGAACTCATTTCACCAAGGTCAAGTATGACTTCTTTCTAATGAACGGTAAACTCCGTGCTACGAAAGAGTCATATCTAAAACGCAACGATAAGGCTTTCTTTGAGAAGGTAGCGAAACTATACAATGCCGAGGAACTCAAAAACTTCTTCGTTGCTAATCTGCTAGAGGACCGTCATTACATTACCGAGATGATAGGAGAAGAAGCGCATGGAACATTCTGGGAGGCAGAAAAGAGAAGACAATCCCTCTCATACATTTTTAGAAACGATGTGGACAAAGTATTTGAGCATGGTTGTAAATATGCTTTTGATGTTGTCGATGGTGAGTATCCTTTCATTGTTACTCTTATTCTGCGGAAGTCTATTGCTCTGGAGTCTGCGGCAATTCTAAACGACTTTGTTCCTTACGCTTCAAAGTTTGATAAATACCTTGGCGATGATGATATCATCTGGTCAAGAGTTGCTTTGAAACTCCGCAAGTTTAGACCGTTCATAAAGTATGATGCCGAGAAGTTCAAAGCCATACTGAAGGAGAAGGTCAATGAAGACACTAGAAGGGAACGCATCCGACATATTGAAAGGGTGGGTTGACGGAAGATACGAAGTGTTCTATAAGTATGACGGTTCTCATGTCTCGCAGATTGAAATCTATGAGACGGAAACAAAGACTAGTTATCTACCAAATGAAGAAGTGGAACACTATTTGGAGATTATTCTTGAATAAAGAAAGAAGACAGAGAAGATTCCAACAAAAGAAGCGACACATCGATAGACAAGTCAAGGTGAAAAAGTCATCATACTGGTTCAATAAGTATGGAGATACTATTCAGCCACATCGCTTTCATAAAATGGATGCAATGGACTGTGGTGTATCTGGTTGCATTTGGTGTGGTAATCCTCGTCGTGTATGGGGAGATAAGACGTGGCAAGAGATTCGCTTTGAATGCTCCGCAGTTGAGCAGACAAAACGAGACTTCATTGGTAAATGGGAATGGGAGGATCTACATGATCCTGCCATTGATTGGTGACTAAATAACATTTGACACAAGGAGATTCTTGTGTTATTATCTATTTTTATTATGATGATGTGGATAAGAAAACATACAACGCAAATACAAGGAAAATACAATGAACTTTTCAAACCTTAAGAAACAATCCAAAGACTTCTCCAGCCTTCTCAAGAAGGTTGACGAGATGAATAAGCCCACCTACGATAAAGACGATTCCACAGACAACTATTGGAAGCCTACACAAGATAAGGCTGGCAATGCTCTTGCGGTTATTCGTTTTCTTCCTGGTCCTGCAGCGGATGGCGATGATGCTCTTCCATGGGTTCAGTATTGGGATCACGGTTTTCAAAACAAGTTCACCGGTAAGTGGTATATTGAGAAGTCACTGACCACTCTTGGTCAGGGCGTCAAGGATCCTGTTTCTGAATACAATTCTACTCTATGGAATGCTTCGACCGATGATAACTCACCAGAGCGTAAGCAGGCCCGTGAGCAGAAGCGTCGCCTCCACTATGTTTCTAACATCTATGTGGTGAGTGATCCTAAGAATCCTCAGAATGAAGGCAAGGTCTTTCTATTCAAGTATGGTAAGAAAATCTTTGATAAGATTACAAAGATGATGAATCCAGACCTTGATTCAGAAAAGAAGATCAATCCATTCGATCTTTGGGAAGGTGCTAACTTCAAGTTGAAGATGGTCCGTCAGTCTGGTTTTCCTAACTATGACGAATCGGTGTTCCTAACTCCAGGTCCTCTATCCGAGGATGATGGTGAACTTGAACAGATTTGGAAGACAGAATACTCCCTCAAGGAGATTATCGATCCAAAGAACTTCAAGACATATGACCAGCTAAAGGCTCGTCTAAATGATGTTCTAGGTCTGACACCTGGCAAGTCAACATATACCGATGAAGTCCTTGAGAGAAATCTCGCTAAGGTCAAGGCAGCAAAGGTTGTTGATGAGGATGAGGATATTCCCTTCCATGATCCTAAGCCAGTTGCTCGCAAGGCAGCGGCACCTGTGATTGAGGACGAAGATGACGATGATCCTGATCTAAAGGAATTTCGTGATCTACTAAACGACTAAGAAGATTGGGGAGCAGAAATGCTCCCCTTTCTTTTATCTGGCATTACCGTAGTTGAAGTGTCCTTCGCCAAATGTTCCTGGCGTTTCATTTCCATATGCTCTAGCAAATGCACGATAAGCAGATGGTGTATCCGCAGGATTCTGTATCATATTCATTGTATGATCGTGATTTAGAACCTGTGTCACTGGTGATGGATTTTGTATTGTTGGCATAACATTTTGTGGCGGCGCCTGAGGCGTCATCATTTGCATTTGATTTCTAATCTGGTTCATTTGCATACTGGTCATATCAGGAGCAGGTCCTGGTGTATTATGAACATGAGGCATCGCTGTCACAGTAGTCTGTTGTGGTGTCGATGCAGCAGGTACCGCAGGAGACGAAGATTGCGATATAACCGAAGCTGTGTCTAGTTGTTTTCTATATCCAAACTGTGACATAACATCATATCTTGAAGGATTAGAATATATGCCAAGAGGAGTTCTGGCTTCTCTAGAAACAGGAACAGTGGGTGCAGCAAAAGCTGGTGATGTTCTAACTTCTGATTTTGGTGTTGTCGCATTGATTTCAGCAGCCCCCGTAGAAGGAAACATTCTTTCCATAAATGTTTTTGGCGCTTGAGCCATCTGTGTAGTTGGACCAATAGTTGATGACGGAGTTGCAGGTGTTGGTCCTACTTGACCTGTTGAGGATGCAGGCGTTGTCGATGCTAATTGTGTTCCTTGCTTCTCGGCAGCTTGTGCTACTTGTAATCCTTCAAACTGCTTGCCGATTCTGTAAGAGTATTTCGTTGCATCTGTTCCAAATGCATCTGCTTTTGATGCACCTGTTCTTAACCACTTATTAGCGCCACCTGCTCCTTGATTGTGAGCATAACCAAGGACTTTAAGTCTGTCTTCTGGAGACATGGCAGCATACTTTTTATTATTCTTCATTAAGTGATTATGATGTTGTAACACGTATGCATCAAAATACTTTTCTTGCATTTGTGGATTTTGCAAAAACTCGTCAGACGCCGCAATCTTTCTTGATCCTTTCATTCTTGCGACTGGTGCTTGCTCTCCTAGAAACTTAGCAATCTCTTTAATCTCGCCGCCGCCCATTTGATATGCACCAGCAAAACGATTGCTTGAACCACCACGAAGATTATAGTTACCACCACGACTTTCAATACTTGCTACAGCTTCTCTAAAAGCATTATATTGTTGTTGAGATGCGCCAATAGCAGGAGCAGCATGAATACTTGTATAATTCGCCAAGTTACTTTTTTGATTTAGACCTGACGATGATACACTAGGAGAATAAGTATCAGCTTTTCTTGCTCTTGTCTGTGTATGTCCATGAGTGTGTGACGCTGCTCGATGACCACCTCTACCACCTGAGGTACGATTTATGTTTATTCTTGGTAATGCTCTTGGTCCAGCGTCACCCATACCTTCACCAGATAATCTTTCACCGGCGATAGAACCTATCAGTGGCATGATAAATCCCATTGCTGTTGTAATGAGGCCGAGTGGAGATGCTGTTCCGCCACCCATCATTCCTCCCATCATACCCATGAGATTTCGCATCATTGCTACAGGTTGCATTAGTGAAGCGGATTGTTGTTCTGCCTCACCCATAGATGCACCGCCGATATTACCAGGTTCACCAGCGTAATCTACATTACCTTCGACGCCAGGAGCAGATTCACCGCCAGTGCCTGGTGTTCCAGAGTTGGTACCAACCGCAGATTTTTGTGCAGGTGATCCGAGTCCTTGACCATATGCTAGTGCTTCTTGTGAAACTTCGTCATGAACTTTACCACCAGAAGAGATTAGACCAAATGATGTTGTCTTACCAGTATTACCGATTGGATAACTATTCTTGTTAACCCACTTCGTTCTAGCACCGCCAGAACCATTGAATTGTTCTAGTAATAGAAAGTCACCTTTTTCATTTGGTGCTGTTAGTGCGACACCTGTATGATAACCAGAGTGAACTCTATCTGCGCCTGGATTGTTATATTGTTTTGTTGCTACAATCTGACCCGCTTTAATATCACCATCAACAACCGTCCAGCTGTTCGATCTACCAATATTAGGATTAAACGCTTTTGACAGTGTGGCACATTGCTGTGCGTTTCTTGTGTCGTATAGCGATTTATCGTTAGGTACAATGTAGTTAGATACTACACTAAACTTAGCACCTTCTGTTCTTTGTCCTGCTTGTTTTGTCGTATCACCTGCAGGTGCGCTAGGAGTCGTGGCTCCTGTTCCTGCTTGTCCTGCTTGCTGTTGGGGTGTAGTCGCTCCACCTTTTCCTTGCTGTGGTGTAGTATCTGGTGCTTCATAAACATTTACCGCTCTTTGTGCATAACGCATTCTAACATCAAATGCTTCAACACCAGGATTTTCAAATCGTCTCATAAACACATGAGTTTTGTTTTGCAAACCTTGTGCGGCCATCATCTCTCTAAGTGCAGGAGCGTATGCGCCTTTCAACTCATCTCTTAGTGTTTCATAGTTTGCTTGATAGTTTGCTAAATCGCCGCCATACTTCTGAACGTTTGCTAAGAATTTGGCTTTTCTATCTGGACTTGTCCATTGAGCCCATCCACGACCAGGTCCTCGACCGCCTGCTTCTGACATTTGTCCGAATCCACCAGACTCTTCGCCAAGATTACCAACAATTGCAGCAGCGTCTTCTTTTGTTAAACCTGGAAAATCTCTTTGCAAGTCTTTCATAATTCTAGGAGCTAAGGCTTGAAACTGCTTACTACCTGTTCCTACAGAACTATCAGTGAAAGAACCGCCGCCATATTCTTGGCGCATTCTCGATAGCATACCACCTTGACGATCTAAACGAGTATCAACGCTACCTTGCCATAGACTTTGTTTTCTAGCTGACTCTTTAGA